TTTGTAAAATCCAAGAATATAGTTTTACTGGTTTTTGTGTTGGATGTATTTTTTTTGATGCATTTGTTTTTCCTTCTAACCCCCCAGAGTAACGAAAGTGAAAACATTTTGCAGGGGTATTAAAAGAAGTATAAGCCAACTCACCATCAGAAAAATTGTCTACTGGATTTTCTTTGTACCAAAACACAAAACCTCTACACCCATTTTCCCATAAAAATGGAAAGTAATTTGCTCCCCATATTATCTGATTTTTACTAACTCTAAACAATTCAATAAAATAATCATTGTTAGGAATTACATCATCCCAATTTTTAGATTTATGTCGACACCCATGCCCTGTTGTATAATTTTTTGCAAAATTAATACCATAAGGAGGGTCTACTATTGCTAAGTCAAAATGGTTATCTGGATACTTAGCCATTAACTCCATGCAATCACAGCATTTTAAATTTAAATTGGGTTTCATATCTTTTTATAGCCTCAATAAGAAATTCTTAATATGACTTATTAATTGTAATAAAAAAAAGGGGTAATAAATTAATATTACCCCTAAAAATTAAGCCTTAAACTTTAGTTGTTAATAACCATAGTCCTGCGGACTTGTTTAATACTTTTCCTACTCCATAAATAGAGAAAGCGGCTTGTTTTTTCTTGTTTGTTGGGTCATTAGTTGACTCACGGCCAGATTGTTTTAAATAGAAATTAAAACCTGACTCACCTTGTTCACCACTAATCATAGCAGTACCAAAGGCTTCATCACCAAACAATAATGAACAATACAAACTACCTGAAGATGTGCTTAATGTATCTCCTGATAATGGGAATTTGTAGCCTAGTGTTGATTGAATAACTTCAACACCTGCCACGATTCCAACAGATGCTGGAGATTTGTAAGCAGGCTCAGAACTTGTAGGAGAAATCCACCCTTTAAATCCTGGACTTGTTGTTATTTGATAAGACACATTAGGATGACAAATTAATTTATAGTATCCGTTTTCACATGTAGGGATATCTTTACTTTCTAGAACAGAAACACCATCTTGTAATGTTTTGATAGTCATAGCTGAAGCGGCAAAACTTGTTACTAAAGCTGATTGAGCTAAACGAGTTTTGTTATGATACATAGGAAATCTATCGCCTGCGGCTGATTTATCATGTGACCATACTCTTGCTGTAATACCAGAGCTATTTAATGTACCACCATCAATTTTTAAATTGTTCATGTTTACACTAGTAGCATTAGCAACGTCTGCAACTGCCATACCGATATCATTACGTACTAATTTATCTAATGTTTTAACAGCGGCATCTTGTACTTTTTTAGATGCTTTATCAAGAATATTAGATATAGCAGTTAATGTAACTGTACGTGAAAGTTGTACGTAACCGTCACGCTCATGTAATGTTGCTGACAACGTTTGAGCTGACAAGTACATTTGTTGTGCTGTAAATTCATCTGAATCATCAGCGAAAAGAGCATCAATTTTATTGTATCGTGTAAACTGTACAACATTACCTGAACCCTGTGGAATTGGTGTCTTTTCAGGACTGTTTGTATACCAAACTGCCTTACTATCAAAATCCTCTAAAATCTTTTTTTCGTAATACGTATTGACCGCCGCTGATAAACTAGCGTCCGTTGCTTTTTGATCTGCCATTTGTCGTTACTCCTTATGTAACGTAACTAGATGGTTATACCATGATTAACTTTTACCCATTGTCTATACTCTTCTGCCCCTCTAGGTGCTGGCACTCCTTTTAAAGAACTACCATTATTAGATGTAGAAGATGTAGGAACAGGATTAGCCTTCAATTTTCTAGCTACTAAATTTTTTTGTGATTTAACAGCTTTTTCAGAATCATTATTATTTTTTAGATCCGATAATGTTTTTTGTGACCATTTCATAAACCAACCTTTTTTNTCGATTGTTTCCGCTCGTCCTTTAGAATTAAACTCAGATTTCAATTTTTCTTGAAATTTATGTGTTAATTCAGGATTAGTTTGGTGTAAAACTATTTCAAATGCCTTAAACTGAGCATCGTTTTCTAAAAAATTTTGTTTTAATTCTGTTTCAGTCTGTTTTTTTTCGTTTTGTTTTATAGAGTTAAGTTTTTTCTCAACTAATTTATTTATCACATTAACGTCATCTTGATTATAGTTTTCTAAAATTTCGTCAAAATCATCAGTATCTTTTACTGTTTTTTGATTATTAATCAATTCATTATGACTGTTTTTTAGTTCTTCAATCTCTTTATTTAATTTATGTAAATAATTTTCTTGTTGAGATATTTTTTTTGTTGCATTTTCTTGCATCTCTATAATTTGTTCCCTAGATTTACCTTATAAAAGTGTTTTTCTTCGGGTTGTGATGGTTCTTCTAGTTTCACATCTTCTGACGTGTCTGTACTTGCATCATTTTCATTTACATTTACATTTTCAGTTTCATCAACAACGGTGTTTGTATCGGATGATGTTTCATTAGTAGAGTTTATGGGTGTACCATTCTCGGTATTAATAAAATCTTTTAATTCATCAGATGACATAGTGTTAATGTCTGTATTTATTTCTTTTTCCATATTAATTTACTCTCCATATACGCTTTTATCATGAGTTTCATGTGCAAACCCGTCTGTAAATTCCTTTATATGTGCTTTATAAGCATCGACAACGTTACTAGACACTAAAATCTTTTTTAGTTTATCTTCAGCAACTTCTACAGGGATAATATTAGTTAAATTATGAATCGTAGCTAATTGAGCTCGGCTTTTTTGTTTACCATCAGAAAACCCAAAACGGTCAATAAGTTCAGTAATATAAAATCCGTCTAGTTTTTTTCCATTCAATTTTCTATAAGTATCGTCTAAATGGTCAATAGAAACCCCTAAAGACTTGGCCGCTCGGACTTTACATTTAATGTTATGATTCGCTTTAAATGAATCATCTGTATAATTATCAGCATTAAATAAATGATCTGTTTTAGGTGTAACAACCTTTTTTTTACGTGGCTTTCTTTTAGGTTTATCTAGTACAACCGTCTTTTCTTTTTTTATTTCTTCTAATTCTTCTATTTTATTATTTTCTTCTATAATTTCCATAAAAATCTCCTTTTAATTATTGTTAAATTTGGTTTCAAATACATCAATTAATTCTTTATAGGCCAACCGTTTAACAGCTAAATATTCAATATTGCTATTTTGATCTAATAAAGAGCGATCTAATTCATTGTGTAACATAGCAATTTGTTCATTAATAATGTTTAAAATTTCTTTAAACTCTAACGTATTTTCTAATAGTTTAGGCAATTTTCTGTCCTGTTAATTTTTCTACCATAACTTCGTGATTGTCTTCTATTAACTTAGCTTCTAAATCAATTTGTTTTTCAGCTTTATATTTATCTATATCCTCTATTTTTTGTTCTATTCGTTCTTGTTTTTCCATTTGCTTTGCTTGTTGCATAGCTTGTTGTTGTTGTTGTGCCATTTGTGCATCTGTTTGAGCTACCAGTTCATCATCTAAAAAGATATTGTTAGCATCGTCTTTTATACCAAAAGCGGCCAATAATTTTTCCCCTACCTCTTGCCAATTTATGCGTTTAGCTAATGGGGGTATAGATGACGCATAATTTAAAAAATTCATATAGCCATTTTGGTGAGCTATTTCGTTAGATAATTCTAAGTTACCTAAAACTTTTGTATTAAAATCAAAGTATAAATTCTGCATTTTAATATTGTTAGTAAACCCTAGTTTTGCTAACTGTTCTTCAGAATAAACACTTAATAAATCGGATACATCTTTAAAGGTAATATTTCGTTCATATAANATTTCAATAAANGGTTTTATAACTTCATTTGTTTGTAAGTTGATAAGTTCATTTAATGGCATATCATTTTGGGCAATAATTGATAATGTNGCCCCTTTAGTTTGNGGTATTTTGGTTCGGTCACTTGTACCTTCTTGNACTGGACTTAAACTAAATAATTGGTCTATATCACGTTGTATAATAGCNGTATCGTTAATATTAACATTTGCTAAACTAGGATTAATAATAGANGTTATACCGTTAGAGCCTTGACCTTCAATAATTCCGTTAGGCCNCCACATTTTATCCCAGTTAATGTTACGTGTTTTATCAATATAGGTCATAGGGAAAATAGATTGCGTGTTAGCGTCTCGGCTTTGTGATCTAGCGGCATTTAATTCACGTAATAAAGATAATCCTGCTACTACGTTACTAACACCGTATAAACAGTTAGGTATTGGTTCATATTTACCAACAATAAACGGTCTAACATATTGTTTATGTCTAAATGGAGACTCTTCTAATTGTATAACAACATTACCGTTAGCAATCGTACAAATAACTTCCCTTTCTTCCCCATCTAAAAAGTATTTTCCATAACATTCATCAATACGTACTAAACCTGATTTTTTTTGATCTCTTAATGCTTTTTGAAATGCTGTTCTGGCTGTACG